TTGTCGATCCTGGGTACCGGGGAAAATGGGGCCTGGAGGTTGATCCCTGGGCTACTGATGCCCTGGGGGGCGAGAGTCTGTCGCCAGACGTATTGAGCTGGAACAACGCCATAATGACACCGTTTGGTTGAAGTGAGGGCGGCCTAATGGAGTCGTTTGTTGCCCGTACAGCCGCTGTGCAGCGGTTTCGAGAGCTGTTGCGAAGCTGTCCGCTCGTAGCGATTGTGTCTGAGTCACGTTTGATGATCCGAGCGGTCCAGCTCACAGCCGACAAGCGCCGTCTGGTGCATAATAATCGTTGGGAGATGCTGCATTGGAAGGAGTTCAGCGAGGCTGTTGACCTGTTCTGGACCGATCCGGTTCAGGCTTGGCTGGCTGCGCATCCGTGCGCTGAGGTGGGCGTGCATTTTCGGAATATGGATGCGCAGGAGATCCGGGCCGGGTCTTTGCTGGTGGTGGACTCTGTATAATTCTAAAGTGATGGTTTAGATTTTAGTTCTGACCGTCTGCGAGACTCGAGCTCGTGGCCGGGACTGGATTAGAATCGGGGGGTCTATGGCAAGCCCACAATGTGAGCATGGTTTTACGCGGATCGCGAACGAGCTGCTTCACGCGCTGGCTCTATGCCAAGTGTCAGGGCGTGAAATGCGCGTGGTTCTGGCCGTGATCCGGGAGACCTACGGATATTCGCGACTCGTAGCTTCTTTGTCTCGGACTAGATTGGCTGAGATGTGCGGCCTTGAGCGGCGCGATGCGGACCGCGTCGTGCGGGCCTTGGTCGCTAAAAAAATTCTACACACGGAGCCTGGCCAAGGCAGATCGCCGGGACGAATTGGGCTGCAGAAGGATTACGATTTGTGGGATGTGGCGGCAAATACCCCGTCAGAAGTTGTGACGGCTAAAACGCCGTCACAAACACCGGCGGAAAACGTACTTGTGACGGCTACAACGCCGTCACAAGATGGGGCGAAAAAGCCGTCACAAACGGGAACCCACCATTATGATAAAAGAAAAAGAAAAAGAAATACCGCACGCTCAGGATCTGAAGAGGCATTGAAAGTGGCAAGGGCGTATCATGAGCGAATTCGGATTCTGCATCCGACATTGACGCGAGGCTGGACTGAGAAGTGGGATCAGGATGGAGCTTTGGCCCTGGATGACCTGGTACGAATAGATGGCCATGACTGGGAAGCGGTCAAAGACGTTCTGCGGTGGATTTTGACAGACGATTTCTGGAGCCGGAATATGCGCAGCTTGGCTTCGGCCAGGAAGAAGGGTGCGGGTGGCTCCACCAAGTTCGAGTCGGCCATGGTGCAATTCGACTTGTCCAAGCGTTCGACCCGCGCCGCGGTCGATGCTCGGCCCCAGGCTGTGGTCAGAAAGTTAACTGAGACGGAATTAGCTGAGCGGCCGAATTGTTTGGGCTGGAAGTGAATGAACAGTAAATTTGGTGATGTGGGGGTGGATTTTGGGCCGGGGTTTCGGGTTGGGCGTGTAGATAGAGGGATGGTGATGGATCTTGGATGATGAAGGGCGTGAGGTGCAGATGGATCGACCGGGTGGTCGAGGTGCAGATGGAGCGGCCGGGTGGTCGCCTTTTTTTGTTGGTGTGCGGATGAAACGTTCGATGCCTCCGGACATGACGTCCGTCATGTGAGTGTGGATTTCGTGCTGCTAAACGGTTGTCCCAGTCCGGCCAAAGTGTACGGTTTGGGCGTCGGTTTGGGGTTTATGCCGCATTGGTCCGGATGGACCACGCCGGGCGTGCTTTCGGGGGCGCGGCGGCCGGAGTCCGGGGAGGGGGGGGAGCCCCGCCGCGAATCCGAAACGCGAAGCGGATTTCAATCAGGTGGCTCTGTGAAACGCCGGTGATTTTTGCCGAAATCTTTCCGGATCCCATTTCATGGCTGCCGGGAACCGGCCGGGCAGGTCAAGCGGTGCGGTAGAGCGCGAAAAAAAAGCAAAACGGGGAGGCGGTATGTCGAAAACGGTGGCGTATCTTCGGGTCAGCACGGATGCCCAGGACCTGCAGTCCCAGCGGCTGGAGATCCTGGAGCGGCTTATGGCCGACGGCGCGCGGGTTGACGAGTGGATTTCCATGGAAATCAGCTCACGGCGGTCGATGGATGACCGGGGCATTACGCAGCTTCTGGCGAGTCTGGCGCCCGGGGACATGCTGGTTGTGGCGGAGCTGTCGCGGCTGGGCCGAAGCCTGGGGCAGGTGGTGGAGATCGTCAACCGCCTGGTGGCCGGCCGGGTGCGTCTGTGGACGATCAAGGAGAACATCCGTCTGGACGGGTCCGGCGGCAGCATGGACATCGCGACCAAAACGACGGTGGCGCTTTTCGGCCTGATGGCTGAGATCGAGCGCGATCTTATCAGTCAGCGGACCAAGGCCGGTCTGGCGGCGGCCCGCGCCAAGGGCAAGGTGCTCGGCGCCCCGCGTGGGGTGCGGCGCTCCCGGCTGGACGCCAAGACCGACGAGATTGCCGCGTGGCTGGCCAAGGGTGTGAGCCAGGCGAGTCTGGCCAAGATGTTCGATGTCAGTTCCAGCACGATGCACGGATTTCTGAAGACGCGCGGCCTGCTCGGGTAGAGCGGGGCAAAAAGGCGGCAACATGAGCAAGAAAGGTGATGAAATAGCCCGGGAGCTGATCCGGCTGCAGGAAGAGGAAGGCCTGAAGCAGTATGAGGCGGCGGAGCGGCTTGGGCTCTCGCCGACCAGCGCGAGCAATTACGTGAAGCGCCTCCGCACGCACACGGCCAAGGCCATGACGCTGTCCGCGCCCGTGGGTGAAATGATCCGCAGGCAGCTTGATGAGGTGGCGGAGGTGGTGCAGCTGGCGGGCGAGGCCCGTGGGCTCATCGAGCTGATCCAGTCCGTGCTGAAGGGCGAAGGCAACGAGTATTACGAACAGAAGTCCCGGCTGCGGCGCATCTGCGACGGGAGTCCGGACAAGTTCCTCATTTCGCTCATGGCCGAAGTGCGCAAGCAGGTGGAGCTGCATTTCAACATGCGCGAGAAGTACTGCAACATGGAGCGCGTGACTGAGTTCCAGCGCGTCGTCCTGGAAGAGATCCAGCGCGAGGCCCCGGAAGTGTCCCAGCGCATCGTCACGCGTCTGGTGCAGGCGCGGACTCTGCGCGACTCCATTGATCTGGGCATGCCGTCGACAGGAGGACTTTGATGATGAAACCCAAGGTCGATCTCTTCGCCTCCTTCGTCGATCAGGTCACGACCACGGTGAAGATCCCGGAGACGCCGCCGGGCAATGTCGGGGAGTGGGCGGCCGGGAACTACGCTGGCGGACGCCCGATCATACTTGACCGCGGGCCCTTCACCTTCGATCGCCACGAATACCTGGTCACACCCTATGCCGACGATCATCCGTGCCAGGTCGAGCGCAAATCGACCCAGCGCGGCAACTCCACGCGGGCCTTCCTGCGCATGTTCCACGCGGCCCGGTATCTGGCCATGGTGGGTATTCTGTACCTGTTCCCGTCCAAGACCGGTATCGGCGACTTTTCGCGCTCGCGCATCGCGCCGCTGGTGGAGCGCAACCCGGAGATCATCGGCCGCTTCATGAAGGACACGGATTCCGTGGGCCTCAAGCGCTTCAACGGCGTGAACCTGCTCTTTCGCGGCACCAAGTCCGAGGAAGGTCTGCGCTCCGACCCGGCGGATTTCGTCATCTTCGACGAATTCGACCTCATGGCCGAGGGCATCGAGGGCGCGGCCGAGGGCCGCATGGAGCATTCGGATTTCAAGTGGAAGCACTACCTCTCAAACCCGACCATTCCGGACTATGGCATCGACCGGAAGTTTCAGCTGACGGATCAGCGCTTTTGGATGCTCAAGTGCCCGGCCTGCGGCGGATGGAACTGCATGGAAGATTATTTCAATCCGTCCATAGGAGATGATCAGGACATCATCGTGGAGCTTCGCGGCGAGATCGTGCGGCTTTGCCAGTGTTGCCGCAACGCGGCCCTGGACCCCGCCCAAGGCGAATGGGTGGCCAAGTGCCCAAGCATCACGGATATGCGCGGCTACGCCTACTCCAACCTGTGGAGCCTGTTCCGCAGTCCGGAGAGCATCGTCAAAGCCATGGGCGGCCTGACCACGCGCACCAAGCAAGCGTTCTGGAACTACATCATAGGCTGTGCCTACATCGAGTCCGACGCGCGGCTGTCCAAGGAACAGGTCTTGGCCCTGTGCGCCGGCCACGCCATTGCCAAGAAGGATCGTGGGCCGTGCTGGATGGGCGTTGACCAGGGCGCGAAGTATTTGCACGTGGTGATCGGCAAGAGCTTTCCGGACCGGATTATTTACATCGGCATCCTGCTCGAATGGGATGAGCTGCCTGGACTGGCCGAGGATATGGGCGTGCACTGCGCAGTCATCGATGCTCAACCCGAGCAGCGGGCGGCCAAAAAAGCGGCCGCCAGTCCTGCGCTCGCGGGTAAGGCTTTTCTGAACTGGTATAACGAGCACGCCAAGGTTGTTGTCTGGGACGAGAAGAACATGAAGGTTTCGAGCCCGCGTACCGAGACCATGGATGATGCCCACGAGGCCCTGAAGGAGGCGAACGTGGCCCTTCCGGCGGACTGCGAACCCGTGCGCGAGTTTGCCGAGCACGCGCACAACGTGGCCAGCACCTGGGAAGAGGATGACGAGGGCAACCGGCGCAAGGTCTGGAAAAAGCTGGGTCCGGACCATTACCGCCATGCGTTCAACTACGCCTGGATGGCGCGCAACCGCTTGCTGGGCAGCGGGTTTGGCGACTGCGACCTGAGCTAGGAGGCACCGTGATACTTCTCGAATACAACCCCATAACCGGGGAGCGCATTCACGTCTGGGAGCGTAAGGGCAAGGGCAAGATCCTGCTGCGGCGCGTGGTCGGCGGCATCGGCTGGCCGGGCAAGGGCGCGGCCGGATTCGTGGCCGTGATGGGCGAGGAGCTGAACCCGCACCGCGAGTTTCCGGACATGCACGCCGTGCACGTGCTGGCGGAATATGGGGATTGGCAGGGTCAGAACTTCCTGTCCGTGCCGGTGATATTCGCGGCCATGGGCGCGGTGTCCCGGGTGTGTCATGTGGAGGAGTGGTGGGCGCCGGACCGGCCGGAGTTCCTGCGCGAGCTGCGCCAGTACAACCAGCGCCAGGCGGGCCTGCGCCGCGCGCCGCTGCGCCTGGCGCGGCCGCGCGAGCACATGACGGCGGAGTGGCTGGCCATGCGCGTGCATATGCGCACCAGCAGCCAGAAGACGCTGCACTTCAACCATGCGGACAGGATCAGGGCGGCCCTGTCCGCCCTGGGGCGGGACTTCTCGGAGCTGGATTGGGTCACCTCGCCGGAGATCACGGCCCTGCTCATGGGCATGGCCGCCCTGGACGGCCGCGACTACCAGGGCGCGGCCAGCGTCAGACCGTGGAAGCCCGCTGATGGCGTGGCAGGGTATTAGGGTCAAAATTTACGCAAAACAGGGGGTGAAATTTGAAGCCTGCCCCATCCATTAGAATAAGCGTCAAAAACTCCGCTAACGAGGGGGTTAAAATTCGGCTTTACGACGCGGAGCATTTTGGGGGCCCGACCGGCATGTACCGGCTGAAGGTTGGGCGGGAGTGGTTGAAGCCCGGAGAAAAGTACGTCTTTTTCTCGTCCGCCTCGGCGCTGGACATTGCCGCGCGGTGTGTCGGCTTCGAGCCTGCGGCGGCTCCTGCCCCGGCGCTGCGCTATCGGGACCGGGTGCGCGTCACGGTCAAGGATTCCGAAGGCAATGGGATTCGCGAGCAGGCCTTTGCCGCGTCCCCGCCGTACCAAGGACCGGATGGACGGTGGCGGGTCTTTGTGCTGACTTTTAAGCACGGAATGGTCCCGTTTTTGTGTGACGAAATAGAAGTGCTCTGAACTCCCGATATTTCAAAACCCCGTCAAGCCCCGAAAGGGGCTTTTTTCGGCGTCCCGTGGTGTCCCGTGGTGTCCCGCAATCCCCGGCCTGCGGCGGTTTCCCGAAAACCTGTGTTACCGCTTGGGCTGAAATGGCGAGGGTTCCGGCCGGGTTCTTCCCCGGTCTCCCGGCCGGAATCCGGACCACAAGCGGGGAAAGCATGGCCGAAAGAAAGTCGCAGCTCGAAAGCCTCGGGAACACCCTGTTCACCGAATTCACCAGGGTTCGCCAGCAGCGCGAGAACCTGGTGGAAGAACGCTGGCTGACGGACGAGCGGCAGTATCGCGGCATCATCGACCCCGAGATTGAAAAGAACCTCAAGCCCGGGCGCTCAAAGGCCGTGCATCGCTTGACCAAGGTCAAGGTCGATACGATCAAGTCCCGGCTGATGAAGCTCATTTTTCCCGCCAACGGCTCCAAGAACTGGACCATCAAGCAAACCCCCTATCCCGAAGTCCACCCCGTCATCCTCGAAAACGCCGTGCGCGAGGCCATTTCCGCCGGAAAGCTCAGCCCCGAGGGCGTGACGACGGCCGCGCGCGACAAGATCAAGTTCGATCTGGCCGTACAGGCCCGCAATCTCATGGAAGCGCAGATGGCCGATCATCTGGCCGAAGGCGAAATGGGCTACCAGGAGCAGTGCGGCAAGGTCGTGTTCCAGGCCGTGAAACTGGGTACCGGCGTGCTGAAGGGTCCGCTTCCGGAACGCCGCCCCGTGCAGCGGTACGCGCCGCAGCAGACGGAAGACGGCTCTGTGCAGTGGACGCGCGTGAACGCCACGGAACTGGAATACCATCCGCACCGTGAATGGGTGTCCACCTGGCTCGTCTACCCGGACATGGCCGATACGGACATCCGCCGCGCCCGCTTTGTCTGGCAGGCGCACCTCATGGCCAAGGAAGACGTGCAGGATCTGGCCAAAAAGCCCGGCTTCGAGGCGGAGCTTATCCGCGAGTACCTGGCCAGCAACCCCGAAGGTGACGCCGTTCCCTACAATTTCGAGACGGACCTGCGCCAGATGGGCAGCAAGGAAGTGCCCCTGGAGTTCCGCGAGCGGTACCGCGTGCTGGAGCGCTGGGGCTACCTGACCGATGAGCAGCTGCGCGCCGCCGGAGTGGACGTGCCCGAGGGCCTGCGCGGCTCCGACCTGGTGGCCTGCGTGTGGCTGCTGGGCAGCACGGCCGTGAAGGTGGTGCTGGCCAAATCCGGACAACGCCGCCTGCCCTATTATTTTTACAACGTGGTCGAGGACGACGCGACCATCCTTCCCGAGGGCGTGCCGCATATCATGCGTCACCCGGCCCGCATCATCGACGCGGCCCTGCGCATGACCCTGGACAATGCGGGCGTCACTGCCGGGCCGATCATCGGCATGAACAATTCCGCGCTGAACCGCCAGCTCAATCCCGATCCGGAAAACCTGTACGGCGGCCGCGTCTATTTCTTCGACGATGCCCGCGACATGCAGGAGTGCATGCAGGTCTGGAATATCGATTCGCACAGCACGGAGCTGATGAATCTCATCAAGTTCGTGAGCGATTTCGCGGACGAAACCACGTCTCCGCGCTTCATGCAGGGCGACGGCCGGGTCAAGGGTGCGGGGGAAACCGCTTCGGGCCTGTCCATGCTCATGGGCGCGGCCAACGTGAACCTGGGCGACCTGGTCCTGTTCTTCGATCAGCAGATCACATCCCCCTTCATCACCGCCCTGTACGACTGGGAAATGCAGTTCAATCCGCGAAGCGAGATCAAGGGCGACTTTTCCGTGCTGGCCGTTGGTTCCGCATCCCTTGTGGCCAAGGAAGTCCAGGCCCAGCAGCTTTTGGGTTTTGCCCAGACCACGGCGGACCCTCGCTATGCCGGCCGCGTCAAGGACGACGTGATGATCAGGAAAATTTCGCAATCCATGGACATCGATGCCGACGAGCTGGTGCGCACCGAAGAGGAATACCAGCAATGGCAGAACCAGCAAGCCGTGCTGGCGGCCAAGGCTCAGCTGCAGGCCGTGGTGGAAACCATGGAATCCAAGGGCATTCCCGCCCGGCAGGTGCTTGAACAGGCGCTCATGCAAGCCATGGGCGCCATGCAACAGGGAGCGGGGCAGCTTCCCGGAGGCGTGCAATGACCATGAAGTCCATGGCCCTAGGCCAGAAGGAACGGAAGAAATACGCTCTTGAGCCGTGTGGTTCGGATCGGAATAAAGGACCCAAATACCCTTGGGGGCTCCGGTTGGATCTTGAGGACGAGACTTTGAAGAAGCTGGGCATCGACGTGTCCGAGCTGTCCAGCGGGTCGGAAGTGACCCTGCGCGGCAAGGCCATGATCAGCGGAATCTCCGTGAACGACAGCGACGGCAAGAAACGCTCCAGCCTGAGCCTGCAGATCACGCATCTGGAATTGCCCGTGGAGGGTGATTTCGCGGCGGCATTCAAGGCCCGCGCGGCCAAGGGCAAGAAATGAGCCTGGACGCCCTGCTGGCCCACCAAGACGGCCCGGGCCTCGTGGCCGCCCGCGCTTGGTTCGATGCCGAGATCCGCAGAATCCTCAAGCGCATGGAAAACTGCACGCCCGATGAGCTGGGCAGGCTGCAGGGCAATATCGAGCAGTGCAGGCGGTTTTTGAAAATTTTCGAGGGTTCGCCAAATGGTGGCTGAACTCTTCAATCCGCGCCGGGCCCCGATTCGTTCGCCCCGGCAGCAACCCCGTAAAGCCGGCCCCGCCACGCGCGTGGGCGAAGCACAACGCCAGGCCCCGATTCGTTCGCCCTGGCCACGGCTTCACAAACGCCGCGAATGCGCCCGGTAGGAGGACAAATGGCAGAGGACCAGAATTTTGTAACCGAGGACGACGAATTTGCAGTGGCATTCGCGGCGCGTGCCCGGCAGGACGCCGGGGACGATACGCAAGGCGGCGGCGATACGGATGACGACGACGCGGGCCACGACGGCCATGACGACATGGCCGGTCAGGGCGACGGTGACCAGGGCGGCGATCAGGATGGCGGCGGCGAAGGTGACGGACAGGGTGGACAGGACGGCGAGGGCGGTCAGGACGGCGGGAATCCGGATGATCTGGAGACCCTGAGAAATCGCGCCCATTCGTACGATTCCCTGAAGGGCAGGCATCAGCAGGTCCAGGACGAAAACCGCGCGCTCAGGGAAGAGCTGGCCCGCCTGAAACAGGCCCCGGCTCCGGAGCAGATGGCGGACGAGGACGTGCCCGAGGATCTGCGCGAGGACCTGGAAGTCATCGCCGGGCTGGACCCGGAGCTGGCCGAGCTGGTGCGCGAAAAGAGCGCCGACGGCGAGCGTCTGCGCAAGAGCCTAGCCAAGTTCGGCCCCGAATCCACCACGGCCATGGCCGAGGCGCTGCGCACGCGGCGCTATGTGGATCTTCAGGGGCAGGCGGAGCGTCAGGCGCAGGTGGCAGCGGTGCATCAGAAGCACTATGCCGATCTGCTTTCGGCCGTGCCGAGCCTGGCCGAGTGCTGCGTGGTGGCCCGAAACGAACACGGCCAGTACCAGCTGTTCGCCCAGCCCGAGCGCGAGGCCGATTTTAACGCCTATTTCAAGGGCCTGGGCGAGTGGCTGGACGAGCTGCCCCACAAGACCGCCAAGGCCTACGGCGAAACGCTCTGGCGCTCCGGCGGCCCGCAGGAAGTGTCCGAAGTCCTCAAAGAATACGACAAGGCGCGCAAGCCCCGCGAACACGTGGACAAAGAGCTTGCCGAGAACCTGGGCCCGGTGCGCTCGCGCTCCCGTGGCCCTGGCGGAAAGGAGGGTGGGGAAGACCCCAACTCCTACGAAGGCGCTTATCAGCGCCGCGTGCGCGAGGAAAGCAAGCGCGCCTGAGTCTAAAGAGGAATTTGCATCATGGCATACGCAGGAACCACCTACAAACGCGACGGCTACAATCCGTCCATCGGCTCCACGGGCGGGGCGGGCGACATTTCCCCGCGCACCCTGGGCGACATCTGCTACGACATGCTGGAGCGGGCCCATCCGCACATGGTGCTCGAGCAGTTCGGCAAGTCCAAGACCCTGGGCAAGGGCAAAGGCCAGCAGATCTTCTTCCGGCGTTTCAAGAAGCTGCCGCCTGCCACCACGGCCCTGACCGAGGGCGTGACCCCGGCCTCCCAGAAGCTCACGGCGCAGGATTATGTCCTGCCCCTGACGCGCATCGGCTTCGTGGTCGAGATTTCGGACGAGATCGAGGATCACCATGACGACCCGGTCATCCAGGAAGGCGTGGAGATCGTCTCCGAACAGATGGCCGAGAGTCTGGAACTCTTGCGCTTCGGCGGCCTGGTGGCCGGAACGAGCGTGTTCTTCTCCAACGGCGCGGCCCGCAATGCCGTCAA